GAGAGAGAAGAAGTACGTAGTACTTCTTCTTCTGTCTCTGTCTCTGTCTCTGTATTACCGCTGGTAGTACGAGTCGTATCCGGGGTGGTAGTACGAGTCGTATCACGAGTGGTATCGCGAGACTCCCAGCGACGGCGGATATTGGCGGAATTCCGCGCCACACGCTTCGCCACCTGCTCCCTGGAGTCCTGGTGCTCAAGGAAGTCGCGCAGCACGTAGTCGCCGGCCTCGTTCACCTCCAAAGAGGGTCTTTCGGGGTGGTTCGTACGCAGTTCCGTAATAGGGTCCGTACTACGACTCGTATCCGGGTTCGTAGTACGAGTCGTATACGAGTCGTATCCCCAACGTCGGTCCGCGTACGCCCGAGGGATCACCCCGTCGGTCTCGCCGCGCCGGCACCAGAGGATCATCTCCACCAGCGCCCGGAACGCGGCGTCGGACAGGACCACGACCTTCGGGGAGTCCGCAAAGTCCACCGTCATCCGCGCCCAGATACGGCGGTCACTGCTGCGCGTCATCACTGCCGCCCTCCGTCGTCCAGAACGCTTCCATGGCCACCGGGCACAAGGAGTCCTCGTCGTAGTCCAGCTCGACCCGCGAGTCCTCATGGGCTCGCACCTGCTCGGCGAACGCCAGCAGGTCGGCCCTGGCGATCACCTCACCGTCGAGCGGGATCCTGGCAGTCATCTCAATCATCATTTCCTCCTGGGATTTATTACGGGGCTGGTTTGCATGCGCCAGGTGAAGGCCGCCCACGCCTCGTCGTCCCACGCCCGCGCCCGGTCGGCGTCGGCGGCTGCGCACGCGGCAGCGGAGTCAGCAAGGTCCTCCAGGTAGTGGGTCCACCCGCCTACGTCCGCGTACAGGAACAGGTAGTCGTCGGCGGGCGTGTGCCTCATGGCCTCCTGCGCCCACTCGTGGAAGTCGTCGGGGTAGAGGTCGCTGCTGTAGGGGCCTCTCCACTTCGCGACGTAACCAGCTGCGGCCTCGCAGGGCTGGCACCTCAGCCACTCCCGGACCGTCCCGTCGTCGAACTCCATCAGTGAGATGCGCTGCTCCCACTCGGGGACACGGCGGCCGCACTCCTCGCACCGGACACGCCCCCGCGACCGGGGGGACCTCTCGTGAATCACCTCGGTCATGCCGCTACCTCCGTCACGTGGTCGTGGAGGGGATCGAACTTGCCGTCGACGGCCATGATCGCGACGTGGACGCCGGGCTCTGAGCGCGCATACAGTTTCGTCGCGCGCCACTCCACGATCCTGCTGTCATCCCGCAGGACGCCGGGCCGCTTGTAGGGCGCTAGAGCGTCACCTACGGCGCGGATGAGCTTGTCCAGGTCGGGCTTCACGTGCGGCAGGCGGCGGGTCCTAGGGACACTCTTTGGGCGGGGCAGGAGGAAGGAGACGGTGACGACTACGGGGCCGTCATGCCTGGGCTCCCAGCCGGCTTCACGTGCGGCCTCCTGGGCGGCCTTGGCGACCTTGATGCGCCACGCGTCCAACTCGCGTCCCCGGTCGTGGGTGACGACGACGCGCTGACCAGACGCGAACGCCCTGGTGGAGCCCTCGGTGATCGGCTCACCGGGGACGAAGAAACTAAACGATTCCATGGTTGAGTGCCGTTTCTGCTAGGTGGTTGACTGCGTGTGCTGCCTGCTGGGGGACGACGCCGTTCCCCAGGGCTTTGAGTGCCTGTGACCGTGAGAGCCCAGGCGTGTCCGTGACGTGCCCGGCGGGGAGGCCCATCATCCACTCGACGAACCGCGGGGAGAGGACGTCCCCGCCGCGTTGGCCGGTCTCCGTCGGCGGCGGGGCCTCACGCCCCGTCACCTCCTCCCACTGGTGGATCGCCGGCGCGTACTGCGCCCAGTAGCCGCTGCTGCGCCGTGCCTCGATACTCAGAGACTTGCCATGCCCGTTCCCGCCGTGACGATCCTTCATCCGCGTCGTCCAGGCATCCCATGACTCGGGGCTGTAGCTTGTTCCCATATCGTTCACCGCTGGTGTAGGGAGGAGTCGAGGGGGGGGTGTCACGTCAGGAGTGACGCGACGGCAGTCTGTAGGTTCATGCCGCCGTCCCCGTGCTCCCCGGGGCCGGTCGCACAGGATGCGGAGGGTGTCGGCAGCGTCGGGACGCCACGCGAGGACGAAGACCCGCTCGCGCCGGTGTGGGGCTCCGACGTCGGAAGCGCGCACAGATGTCCACGCCGCGTCATACCCGAGGCTGGCCAGGTCTCCGACCACACGTCCGAGAGCCCGGAGAACAGGTCGGTCTGCCCCCCCTCCCAGACGTCCCGCACCGGGTTCCAGACGGCTATAGGCTGCCGCTGAGCGGGCGCCGGCGACGTTCTCCCAGATGACAACATGGGGTTTGATCTCCTCGATGGCGTGGGCCATGGCCTCCCAGATTCCTGAGCGGGTGCCTGGCCTCATTCCGGCGCGGTGGCCGGCGTTGGATAGGTCCTGGCAGGGGGTGCCCCCTGCGATGACGTCGACGGGCTCGATGGTTGTCCAGTCGATGCGGGTGATGTCCCCAAGGTTGGGGGCCTGGGGCCAGTGGCGGGCGAGGATCCTGGAGGGGCCGGTGTCGACGTCGGCGACCCACCTTGTGTCGACGTCGGTCAGGAGCCCTAGCCCGAGGCCGAGGCCGCCATAGCCCGCGCAGATTTCTCCGAGCTTGAGTGTCATGGCAGGTCGAAGAGGGGGATGGTCCCCATGGTGGGGTCCGGGGCGTCGGCGGGTTGGTGGGCGGCGAGGCAGGCCGGGCAGACGAGTGGGCCAGTGAGGTCCGCACTCTCGACGTCCTCGCAGTGCTGGGCGATGAACAGGTCTCCGGCTAGCCTCATGCTGCGATCGCAGAGCCGGACCAGCGGGTACCAGACACCCCCCTGGTAGCGCTCAGAATCGCCGACGTCGGCGATGTGCCGCACCAGGCGTCCTGGCAGGAGGATGCGGGTCACGATTCCTCCTCCTGCCAGAGTCCGCGCTCGGCAGCCAGAGCCGCACACACGGCCTCGAAGGCGAGGTGGCTGAGTGAGGTCTGCTGTTCCATCAGGGTGTCCCTGTTGATGGTGGTGGAGACCTTGATGGGCCACCATTCGGCCACGTAGCCGAGGGACACGATGAGGTTCTGTATCCGGACGTTGGGGGCTGTCGCCAGGTCCAGGTGGTTCAGGTTGTCGTCGTTACCCTCCCAGCAGTAGAGGGCGCAATCCTCGGTGATGTAGTCGAGCGCTTCGGGGATGGTCCACCCGGTGCCGTTGATGGCCTGGAGGCAGCGTGCGGCGACGAGGATGGCGAGGTCCTTTACCTGGTCGCTGGGGTGGTGGGTTTGGGCGCGTTTGGCGTTGGCTGCCCAGGAGGCGCACAGTTCGGCGACGTCGCGGGCGAGGCTGGCGATAGGCTTCCCTGGCGTGTCCTCTTCCGTCGTCCAGAACTTGCTGGTCGCCTGCCGTGCCCGCTCGGCGTGAGCGAGCATGGCCTCGAAGTCGGCGCGACGCTGCTCCATCGTCAGGGCGGTCATGCTGCGGCCCTCCCCTGCTTGGTGAGGGTGAGGAGGCGGGCGCGGCGACCGGAGGCCGTGAGCGTGTAGTCGCCGGTCTCCTCGATGAGGCCCTTGTCCTGAAGCTCGCGGACGGCGGTGCGGGCACGGGACGGGGAGAGGACGCCTGCGGTGGAGGCGACGACGGAGGCGAGCGTGAACGGGCCGGGGCGGGTGAAGTCGCGGAGGACCACGAGAACGAAGTCCTGCGAGGTGGTGGCGTCGGTGATGGAGTCGGCGGCCCACTGGCTGGGGACGGGGGCGTTGGCGCGCACGGAACCGCGCTCCTTGGGGTGAATGGTGCTGGCAGTAGTCATACTGCGATCTCCTGGTCGTTGTGGTGGGGGTGCTGGGGCTGTTGGAGCTGGCGGGCTTCGGTGTCGTCGGCGTAGCGGGCGCGGAACTCCAGGGCGAGGACGGGCATGATGCCGTGCTTGACGGTGGCTCTGGGCTCGCTGGCGAGGACCATGCCGAGGGTGCGGAGGAGGTCCATGAGGTCGGCGATGGCCTC